CGCGCAACGCCGCGCTGCACCGATCACAGGGCGTTGCCCTTAACTGCTGACAAGGAAATCACGATGCGGCCACGTGGAGGCATTCGTAAGGCTGTGGCCGAGCACATGGCTGCTGCGCAAGAGGGCGCCACGTGGCGCGACCTTGCGCAGCGGCTTGAAGCGCAGGGCCTCATCAACACTCGCGCGCCGTCCGAAATGGAGCTGGTGCGACGAGCCGTCGAGAACATGAAGCGAGCGGGCGAAATCGAGCCGGTCGGCGAGCGCCGCACGCGCTGGAGCCGTCGGCCGCTGAAGCTGTATGGCGCGCGGCGCGCCACGTGTGACCAGTCGAAGGACGGCAGCGCTGCCCTGGCGGCCGTGATGGGCCAGTGGCCCGCCCGCGTCGGCGAAGAAGGCTAGTCCATGCGCCGATAGCGCCACCCTTAACCCGAACCCGATCGCTCCATGCGACGCCGAGCTGCGGCGCTGCAGGGAGTTGCTTTGCCCAAATCTGGAGTCACCACCCGATGAGTCACTCACCCGTCGAATCTCAACGATGGGCCATCAAGCGCGCTGCAGCGCGCGCGACGCTGGACCCCACGCAACCCGGCCGCCGCCTGTCGCCGCCCCAGAAGGGCGTGCTCATGCAGCTGGCAGACATGGCCGACGACAGCGGCTGCTGCTGGCCGGGCGTGGCGCGCTTGGCTGAGCGCACGGCCTTCTCCGAGCGCTGCGTCCGCAACGCGCTGCGCAGCCTGGAGGCCATGGGGCTGGTGCAAACTTCCCGCGGCGGCGGTCGCGGCAATAGCAACGAGTACCTGCTGCAGATGGGCGTGCTGCAGCTGGCGGCGGCCCAAACGCCCAGGCGAGAAAAGGCGGCACGGCCTGCCGTCTCTGCCCCGGGTTTGTCTGCTGGAAACCCGGCACTGGACGACTCGAAACCCGGCACGGCCTGCCCCCGAATTACCAATACCCCTCATACCAATACTCCCCCAACCCCCTCGCGGGGGCTTGCTCCCTTTCGCATGAGTGGACGAGGGAGCGAGGATGGGGCGTGCGGGTCTACGAAGGAGCTGTTGAGCCTCAAGGACTGGCTGGAGCAATGTCGCGAGCAGGGCGAGCAGGCCATCGCACCGGATGATGCGGTGTGGACCTACGCCGAGCAGGCGGGTCTGCCCACGGAGTTCGTCGCGCTGGCATGGCGCCAGTTCAAGCGGCGCCGCCTGGGCGCGGGGAAGCGCCAGCGCGATTGGCGGCGGGCCTTCCGGGACTCCGTTGAGACCTGCGCCTATCGCCTTTGGCGAGCGGCCGGCGACGGCTACATCCTCACGACGGAGGGGCTGCAGGCGCAGCGCTTCTTCGACCAGATCGATGCGGCTGAGCGGGTGCAGGCATGACGGGCTACGACATGCGTCCCGAGCCACCAACGCCAGCTGATCGGCCGATGATCGTTCCGCCGCGCAGCGAGCAGGTCGAGCAGTCGCTGCTCGGCGGCCTGCTGATCGGCGGGCGCGATGCCTTCGACCGCGCCGAGCAGATCCTGCCGAACGACTCCGCGTTCTACTTCGCCGTCCATCGCGCCATCTACTGCAGCATCCGCGCCTTGCATGCGCGCCATCGTCCGGTCGATGTGGTGACGGTGTTCGATGCCGGTGGCCATGAGCTGGTCTACCTCAACGCGCTGACTCAGAGCGTGCCTAGCGCCTCGAATGTCGGCTACTACGCTGAGCGGCTCACGGAGCTGTGGCGGCGCCGCGAGTTGCTCCGGGTTGCGCAGGAGTTGCAAGCGGCTGCGCTGGCGGAGCAGGTCGGTAGCGAACAGGTTGCGGGTGAGGATGTGGCGAGCATCGTGGACAAGACCGCGGGGGATCTGCTGCGGCTCGCGGAGGGGAGGGACGAGCGCGGGCCGGTGCCTGCGGGGGAGGTGATGCTGAGCCTGATGCAGCACATGGAGGATCTGGTGGAGGGGCGGGTCACGATGATCGAGACCGGCCTGCGCGATGTCGACGACCAGTTGGGCGGCGGGCTGCGCGAAGGCGACCTGATGGTGCTTGGCGCGCGTCCCAGCATGGGCAAGTCGGCGATGGTGGGCACCGTGGCGCTGAACGCCTCGCGAGCCTGGGGGGTCTTGTTGCTGACCCAGGAGGACTCGCTGGCGACGTGGGGCAGTCGGGCAGTGGCGAACGTGGCGCACGTGAACCTGTCGGACCTCCGCAACCCGGTGAAGGCGAAGGAGCCGGATCGGATGTGGAAGGGGCTGGCCGATGCCGCGGACGAGATCCAAGGGCGAGCGCTGATGTTGGACGATCAGGCGGGCCTGACCCTCTCGGACGTGCGCCGGAAGGTGAAGCAGGCGAAGCGCGCTTTGATGCCGCGCCCGGGCCAGAAGGGGCGGCCTCTCAAGCTTGTCGTCATCGACTACCTCCAGCTCATGACCGGCGAGAAGGAGAACCGCAACCAGCTGCTGGGAGACATCAGCAATGGCCTGAAGAAGCTGGGCAAGGACGAAGCGGTGGCCGTGATCCTGTTGTCCCAGCTGAGCCGCAAGGCCGATGAGATGCCGATGGGATCGCTGCCGCAGATGAACCATCTGCGCGATTCCGGCGACATCGAGGGCGCTGCTGACGTGGTGGCGCTCCTGCATCGGGAAGCGATGCGACGCAAGACGGGCGAGAACGAGCAATGGGCGCAGATCAACTTCGCCAAGTGCAAGAACGGCGCCACGGGCGTCGTCAACGCGCGATTCATCGGCGCGCATCAGCGCTTCGAGAACTGGGACGGTCCGGTGCCATCGTTCGGCGCCGGTAGCGCAAAGAGCGGATACAGCGGTGGAGGGCTGAACTGATGCGAAAGCTGGAAGACATCGAGCGCAGATTGCTCAACTGGTCGAGGTGGAAGGCCGGTCCCGGCGTGGGTGGCCTGGGCTACGCGAGCGTAAACATGCTGGCGGCGCTGGGCGGCAGCTCGCGCGGCGCTCATGACCCGATCCCCATCCCGACGATGGCAATCGAGGCGGAGGAGACCGACTGCGCAGTCGTCGCACTGCCGTCCGAACTGCGCCGCACGGTCGAGGTGGTGTACCTGGGTCGGGGCGGGGCCGCTGACCACGCCCGCATGCTGGCGGTGCCGCTGCCGACAGTGCGGTCGCGCGTCTGTCAGTCTCACAAGGCGATCAGCAATTGGCTGGCGGACAAGGCCCAAGGCCGCCAGAACCAGCGTGAGAACGACGCTCGACTGCAGTCCGTCGTTTTACGGAATATCACCAACCGCTAGAGTTCGGGCACCTTGGGGGTTAGCGCGTCGGCGCAAGCCTTCGAGGGCTGAGAGAGGGAAGCGAGGCGGTAACGCCCGGCAGGCTTGACGGTCTGCCGGGCGTTTCCTTTTTTGGGCGATGGAGCTGCTGTGAAGTTCACGTTTGACCTGAACACGCGGGCCGTTCGCGCAGCGCTCGGCGAGTCGGATCGACAGGTCCGCTTCGCCGGCATCCTGACTGCGACCAAGGTGGCGCAGGCGGTGAAGGCTGCCCAGGAGCGCGCGCTGCCGGCAGTGATCGACAGGCCCAATCCGTACACGCAGCGCTCGCTGTTCATGCGCCGCGCGACCGTGCAGAGGCCCGTGGCTGAAGTCTGGTTCAAGGACGACAGGGCCGCGAGTCGGATGGGTACGCCCGCGGCCGTGTACCTGGCGCCGCAGGTGTCGGGCGGTGCTCGGCGCGTCAAGCGATTCGAGAAGGCGCTGCAGCTCGCAGGCCACATGCCGAGCGGCTATCAGTGTGTGCCAGGTGGTGGCTGCAAACGCGATGCCTACGGCAATCCGAGCCGTGGCCAGATCATCCAGATCCTGAGCCAGCTGCGTATCACGCTGACCGCTGGGCACACTCGAAACATGCCCCATGACGCGGGCAAGCAGATCGCGGCGCAGCGTCGGGCGGGTGGTCGCTACTTCGTGGCCAAGCCCGGAACGCGGCTCTCTCCCGGCATCTACCTGCGCGAGTTCATCGGGCGTGGAGTGCTGCCGGTGTTCTTGTTCAAGAAGGCGACCGCGTATCGGCCGCGCTACGACTTCACGTCGATTGCGAATCGCGCTGCGCTGGATGCGCTGCCAGATGCGCGGCGCGAGGCCATCGCGCAAGTCAAGGCGCCGGCATACCGACGCTGATGAGTCCTCGCTGCTGCTGCTCGACAGCTCGCCGCGTCTGCCACTGCACGGCGGGCGCAGCGGGTAAAGGCGTGCAGTGCCTGCCGCCCAGGCGGCCGGGCGGCAGCAGCAAGGGCTCGGCGCGACCGAGGGCGGGGTGGGTCCCTCCCGGGTCCTGGCGACGTGAGGTCATTCGGGCCACGTCATAAGTGCCTTCGCTGTCCTTCTCACTTGGTTGACGGTTGATGGTTGACGAATGGGAAAGCTCAGCTATTCGCAGCTCGGTGAGCTGCTCGGAATCAGCAAGCAGGCGGTGGCCAAGGCGGTCAAAGCGGGCATGCCGGTGGACTCTTTCGAGGCCGCGGACACATGGCGCAGGGCCAACCTCGATGTCAGCCGTACCAAGGCTGCTCGGGTCGATGTCAGCGCCAGGCCTTCGGGGCGAAGTGTTGATGACGCAGGTGACGACGACGGCCCCCAGTCGTCGGATGACGATGCCTACAAGCGTGCCCGCACCGAGCGCGAGCAGATCCGCCGTGATCGCGAGCAACTGGAGCTGGACCGCGAGCGCGGGAGCCTCGTGGACAAGGCAGAGGTCGCGCGGCTGCGCTTCACCGAGTTCAGGGCGCTGCGCGATTCGCTTGGCCACATCGGCGCGCGGGTCAAGGACGCGCTGAGCGTCGAGTCGGACCCGCTGCGCTGCGAGCAGATCGTGACCAATGAGCTGGAGCGCGCTCTGAGCGTCTTCGCAGACCAGATTCTGACGCGCGGCGTCATGCAAGACGATGACGACGAAGACGACGGCGATGGCGAAGGAGGCTCGGGCGTCGATTGACACAGTGCGCCGCGCGATCTCGGATGCCCTTCGGCCGGACGCCAAGGTGCTGGTAGACCAGTGGGCCGAGGACAACCGAATCCTGCCGCCCGACACGCCGGAGCCGGGGCCATTCCGCAACACGCGGACGCCGTACCTGATCGACATCCAGCGCACGATGTCACCCGGCAGCCCCTTCCGCGAGGGCTGGTGGCAGAAGCCTCACCAGGTCGGCGGGTCTGTGTCGGGCGAGAACATGATCGGCGCTTGGGTGTGCGCGGCGGCCGGTTCCCTCCTCGTCGTCTTCCCGACGCTGGACGACGGCAAGCAGTGGGAGCTGCAGCGCTTCGAGCCCATGCGCGCGAACACGGCGGCGCTGCGCAAGCGCATTCGCTCCGGAGGCGAGAAGGGGAGCGGCAACACCAAGATGCGCAAGCGCTACCCGGGCGGCGTCATGCGTCTGGTGGGCGCGAACCGGGTTGGCGCGCTGAAGTCCGCGACCTATCGCTACATCAAGTTTGAGGAGTGCGACGAGTACCCCGCCGACATCGACAACCAGGGCGGAACGATCAGTCTCGCGACCGCGCGGGCCGCGAACTTCGGCAACCGCGCCAAGATTTACGGCGACTCCACGCCGACGGTTGATGGTGCGAGCAACATCGCCGCGCAAGTGAAGCGAGGCGATCAGCGCAAGTGGTTCATGCACTGCCCCGACTGCGGGCATCCGCAGACGCTGGTGTGGTCGCAGATGAAGTGGCGCGACGGCGACCCGGACTCGGCCGCGTACGCGTGCTGCGAGTGCGGCGCGCTGAACAGCGAGGCGGCGTGGAAGGCTCGGAACTACGCGCTTCGGGCACCTGGGATGAGCGAGGCGGAGGCGAAGGCCGCGGGACTCGCCTACTGGGAGGCGACGGCGGTCGGTGAGCCCGGTGTGGCGAGCTGGCTGGGGTTGAACGCGCTGGGCGCGCCCCTCGGGTGGCGGCCCTGGCCCCAGCTCGTGATCGACTGGCTCGCGGCGAAGGGCGACGAGAACAAGCTCAAGACCTTCACCAACAACATGCTGGGGGAGACCTACAGCGAGACCGTTCGTAATCAGGTCGGCGCCGGGGATCTTCAGAACCGCGCCGAGGCCTACGAGCTGATGACCTGCCCGCAGGGCGGTCTGGTTGCTGTTGCTGGTGTGGACACGCAGGACAACCGCCTTGCCGTGGCGATTCGCGCTTACGGCCGCGGTGAGGAGAGCTGGGGCATCTGGCACGGTGAAATCTTCGGCAGCCCAGCTCAGCCGGAGACCTGGACGAAGCTGGCTCAGCTGCTTGAAGCGCCGATCACCCACGCGAGCGGCCAGGTGATGCGGGTGGATGCCGCTGCAATCGACGCAGGCGGTCACCACGCGGAGGACGTGTATGCGTTCACCCGCGCCGCAAAGCTCCGCGGCAAGCACTGGTTTGCAGTCCGCGGCGCCAAGGCTTACGACCACCCCAAGCTCGGGCGGCCGAAGACCTACGAGTACACGTGGCGCGGCAAGCCCGTCCCGGGCGGTGCCGAGCTGCGATGGGTGGGAACGCAGGCCATCAAGAACCTGATCGACGGCCGACTGGCCCTCGGGGAGCGCGGGCCCGGCTACTACCACATGCCTCTCGGCTTTGGCGCCGACTACTACCAGCAGCTGCGAGCGGAGCGGCGCGTCTGGCGCAAGGACGGCAAGACCGGCAACCGGGTGCTGTGGTGGGAGTGTCCGAGTGGCGTGCGCAACGAGGCATGGGACTGCGAGGTGTACGGCTACGCAGCGTACCTCTACACGATGAGCGGCCAGCACGCGGAGACCGTTTGGCGCGCCCGTGAGCAGCTGTTTGCGCCGCGCCATCCCGATTTGTTCGATCAGCCGGCGATCGCGTCACCAACTCCACCTCTTGCGCTACGACCGCAAGCGTTCGCACCCGCAGTGCAACCGGTGGCAACCGAGGTGCAACCGGTAGCGCCCGCCGTGCAACCGCAGCCAAGTCCGGCCGCAGAGCGGCGGCAGGTTCAGCCCGAGCCCGAGCCCGAGCCGGAGGAGCCGGAGCCACAGCTGCAGGTCATCGACTTCAGCGCGGTGCGGCAGTACGCCGCGGCGCCACCGCCACAGCCAGAGCCACCGCCATTGCGCCGGTCGCAGTCCAGCTTCGTGCGCAGCTGGGGCTCGGCCGGTGTCTAGACCTTGGAGAGCACATGCAACAGAACATCATCGCTGGCGACACGCTCAGCTTCGCCAGAAACTGCACCGCCTACCCGGCCAGCGCCGGCTGGCGGCTCCTCTACACGCTGATTCCGCGCGCCAGCTCGGCGCAGCGCATCAACTTCGACAGCCAGGCCGACGGGTCAGCGCACCGCGTCAATGTCGCCGCGGCGCTGACGAAGGGCTGGGCGCCGGGCGACTACGCCTGGGCCTGCACGGCCACTGATGGCGTGAATGTCTGCACCGTGGAGCGCGGGCAGTGCGTGATCGAGCCTGATCCGCGCGAGGCTGCCTCGGGTACCGACAGCCGCAGTCTCGCGAGACGGGCGCTGGACGATGCCCGCGCGGCCATGGCTGCATGGTCGCCCACACGTCGCCGCTACAAGGTCGGCGACCGCGAGCAAGAGTTCAACAGCGCCCAGGAGATCCTGCGCGTCATTGCCTACTGGGAGCGGGAATGCGCCCGCGAGGAGGGGCGCCCGCTGGGTGCGCGAATCTACTTCGGGACGCGCTGATGTCGGGCGGCTTCAAGACCTTCAGCGAGCCCGGCAGCAGCATCCTGCGCGACTTTCGAGCCGCCATGCAGGCCCGCCGACAAACGGGGCTGCCGCTGACCACGCCGCTGCGCGCGCAGCGCAGCTTCGCGGCCTCGCAGTCCACCGTCCTGTCGGCAGGCTGGCCGACATGGGATGCTTCGATCAACAGCCTGCTGCGTAGCGCGCTGCCGGTGCTCAAGGCTCGCAGCCGCCACTGGTCGCGCAACACGGGTCAGGGCCGACGATTCTTGAACCTCGTGCGCAATGGCGGGGTGGGGCCTGCAGGGTTTCCGCTGCGGATGCAGTGCGGCGATTGGGTCAAGGGTCCAGGCGGCTACAAGTGGCAGCTGGACAAGCTGGCCAATGACGCCATCGAGGCCGCTTGGCTGGAGTTCTGCCAAGCCGGCAACTGCGACGCGTCGGGAAAGTTCAGCTTCGGCGAAGCCTGCCGCCTGCAGCTGGAGATGGTGGCTCGCGATGGCGAGTTCCTGGGCCGGCATCTGCGCGGTGCGCCCAACAAGTGGCGCTATCAGGTTCAGCTGCTCGCGACCGACCGCCTGGACCACAGCGCCAATGCCGATGCGGTGGGCTCTGGCAATGAGGTGGTGCTGGGCGTGGAGCGCAGCAGTGTGGGGCGCCCGGAGTTCCTGCATGTGTTGCGGGCCAATCCTCTGGACGCCCGCGGCACGCGCAACGCCGAGCGAGTGCCCG